TCTCCTTTTTGCTAGAAAAAATCTTATCAGTGTTGTACGATTTCTATCATGAGAACAAGCTCCCACCCCTTTCACCCAAAAGTTTTGCAGGTGAGGCTAACAGACGAGCTGCTGCAAGCTGCAGACGAAAGAGCTAAGTCCGCTGGAAAAGACTACCTAAACTCTCATTCAATGAGAGGGCTTGGCGCTCTTCAAGTAGGAGCTATCGGGGAGCTAATTTTTATGGCATATCTTCTTTCTTTAGATATTAAGTACGTGGACGATTCAGCTGTAACAACCACGCACGATTTAAGACTGTTACTTGATTCAGAGAAAAAATTAGATGTAAAAACTAAAGAACGAAAAGAAGCATGGCCGAGCTACGACTGGGACTGCACAGTCTCTGATTACCTAATAAACCATCAAGCTGTTGATTACTACTCTTTTGTATCTGTGACTTCTGAAGACCCTAAGTCGACTTCGATGTCTAGATTTAGTGGACAGAGTGCTTACTATCTAGGGATGATAAGCAAAGATGAATTTTTAGAGAGAGCTGAATTTATACCTAAAGGGACGTATGATTGGTCAAATGGATTCACGTCCCATAAGGACCAGTGGAACATTAAAGTAGAAGATTTACATTCTCCGAAGAAGGAAGACCTTTTTATAGTATGAGAGAAGCCAAGCTAGAAAAGTCTTCAGTGCCCAAGAAGGCCACTGTAGAGCTAGATGACATAACTCGAGCCCTAATCGAACCATTTGATTACAGCTCTGATGGCACAGAGGCCTTTTATCCTTATCTTGTCCCAGATACGTTGCCCGATGATTTTGGTTTAGGGGTAATCGTAGGGGCGTCTGGAACAGGAAAGTCAACCCTACTTGAAGAGTTTGGAAAGCCCGAGGCACACACTTGGGACCCAAGTAAGTCAATTGCTTCCCATTTCCAGTCGCCTGTAGAGGCAAATGAAAAGTTTTCAGCGGCAGGGCTAATGAGCGTCCCTACATGGGTAAAGCCCTACCATGTTCTGTCAAACGGAGAAAAGTTTAGAGCGGATTTGGCTCGCTCTCTCAAAGACGGTGCTGTAATAGATGAATTCACGTCTGTCATAGATAGAAATGTGGCTAAAGCAGCGTCAACCTCAATGTCAAAGTACATAAAAAGAAACAACGTAAAAAGAGTTGTACTAGCTACAGTGCACAGAGACATCATTGAGTTTCTAGAACCAGACTGGGTTATCGATACAGATAAGGGCGAATGGAGTACAGGGAGGTGGCTTCATCGACCCCAACTGGATGTCACAATATATCCTGCCGAAAACAGCGTTTGGAGCTACTTCGCTCCACACCACTACCTCTCCGAACAGCTCAACAAGGCATCACACAGCTACTTGGCAGTCTGGGAAGGGCAGATAGTCGGGTTTGCTTCAGCTATGACTTACCCCTCTGGAACAGTAAAGAATGCTTGGAGAGAGCACAGGCTAGTTGTCCATCCTGACTACCAAGGTTTCGGTTTCGGGCCAAAAATATCCGAGGCAGTTGCTCAGCACTATTTAGACCAAGGTAAGAGATACTTTTCTAAAACTTCTCACCCGCGTTTAGGCGAGTACAGAGACAGCTCGCCTCTGTGGAAGCCGACCTCTAAGAATCACATGATTAGGAAAGACGGAGTAAATAACGCCCATAAGCTCCGCTGGGACATGAACCACAACCGCTGGTCATATAGTCATGAATATATTGGAGCTTAATCTTCTTCTATAAGTAGTGCGTCCACTATTTCTTTGCAGGTCGGACAAACGGGAAACTTAAGCGGGTCCCTAGTAGGCACAAAAAGTATTCCGCACAACGATAAAACAGGTCTGCCTGTTACGTAACCCTCTGTAACTGAAATCGAGTCAGCGTAGTGAGCAAACTTTGGCTCACCAGTATCGGCGTCTGTTGTTTCAAGTTCTGTTTCTTCAATAACTGAGGACATGCCCTCAGTATACCTCTCTTATAGCCCTGCCAGCAATGAGGTAAAATTAAAGCAACCTCTTTATCTCTCCCGCCGAAAGAGTCCGATGAGCGCACCAGCTGGACAGTACAATTTAGTAGCCGACCAAGGCTCGACGATGACGCGCATCATTTATTACAAGGACCCAGCTAACAAGCCAATCAAGTTCACTGGCTACAAGGCAAGAATGCAGGTTCGCCCCACAGTTACTAGCGCTATTGTAACTCTAGAGCTTACAACTGAAAACGGCGGGATAGAGCTAGGGGACACAGATGGCAGCATCTATCTGTACGTGGACGACACTATTACAGCTCAGCTCAAAGAAGGTCTATACAAGTATGACCTAGAACTAATCGCTCCGTCAGAAGATTTATATGTATACAAGCTATTGCAGGGAAACTTTGCAGTTAGGTCGGAGGTGACGTACTAGTGGCAGGTTACACAGTAAGTACAGTAACGTCTGGTAAGTACGCTCGCCAGATTACAGTAGCGGCGTCTGGCCCGCAGGGTGCCCAAGGCCCAACAGGCCCAGCAGGTGTTGCAGGTGCTACGGGTCCAACGGGACCTCAGGGCGAAGCTGGTGCTGGCCTTAGTGCCAACTACAAATTTAACAACTCTGTTTCAGCCGCAAACCCTGGCGGGGGTTACATGGCTTTCAACAACGCTGACTTAAGTCTGGCAACAGAGTTGTATATCTCGGAAACAGATGCAGTTACAGATGGCCAGCTTGGTTTGCTAAATGCAATGACTCAGTCAACCAACACATACAAATCCATCATTACTATCCAGTCAAACGACAACACTCGCAACCTGAGCAGACACTACGTTCGCTCCGTGACTAGCAGCTCTGGATGGAGAACGTTTGTTCTTGTCTACCTAGACGGAACTGCAACAGAGTTTACCTACAACGAGTCTCTTTCATTGCTTGTTGCACCTATTGGTGACGCTGGAGTTGTCAACAATTTTGAAGACTTGCTCGACGTTGACTTTAACACTCCGTTACCGGGAGATGTCGTAGTTTACGATGCGGCAAACGCAATGTGGACTAACGAGCAAAGCAGCAGCCTGACAATATCAGGCCAAAATATCTCAGGTACAATTGAGGGGGGAGACGCCTCTACTTTTTAAAGAGCAAGGTAATTAAAACATGGCCGTACAGATACAACTTAGAAATGACAGCTCCGCCAACTGGGAATCAGCTAACCCTACCCTAGCTCAGGGTGAAGTAGGCGTTGAGAACGATACAGCATTGATGAAGGTCGGAGACGGGACTACCGCGTGGAATTCGCTGGCCTATGTATCCGTAGACAAAACACAGGTTTCGTACACCCACACTCAGGGGTCTACAAGTAACACTTGGTCGATAGCCCACAGCTTGGACTTCTATCCGACCGTACAAATCTTCGACTCGGCTTCAAACCTGGTCGAGGGCGCTGTCAGCCACACTGACGCAAACAACCTAACCATAACCTTCTCCGCTGCAATTTCGGGGAAGGCTTACCTCTCCTAAGAAAGAAAGAGTAAATGGCAAAGCAATTCCTAACAGGGCTTGACCTCAACAAGAATGAGCTGCTCAATGCCAGGATTCAAAACCTGTCGTCCGCGCCCTCATCTCCTGTCGCTGGTCAAATTTACTACAACACCACCGACCAAACACTTCGCTACTACGACGGAACTGGTTCCGCTTGGATTAGCCTAGCAATTGGCGGTAGCGTTGATGACGCAATCTCGAATGCAATCAATGCTTTGGACACCGATGACATCGAGGAAGGCAGTAATAATCTCTATTACACCGATTCTCGCGTTGACACTTATGTGTCAGGCAGCATGTCTACCGATGACCTATCGGAAGGTTCAACCAACCTCTACTTCACCGATGAGCGTGCTCAAGATGCTATTGGTAACGCAATTACTGGTGGAACTCAGACCAACATCTCCGTTACTTACGACGACGCTAGCAACACATATAGCTTCGTTGCAGAAAACGGTGTAGCTGACTCCGACACTGACGACCTGACCGAAGGTTCAACCAACCTTTACTACACGGACGCTCGCGCTCGTGGTGCAGTCAGCTCTGGTGACGACTACATTGCATACAACAGCGGAACTGGTGTCTTCACCCTTGACACTGCCAACGCTGCAACTGTTGCATACGTTGACCAAGAGGTTTCGGATGTAAACAACACCATTAACGGTCTAACCACCACCGACATCTCAGAGGGTTCGAACCTCTACTACACCGATGCTCGTGCACGTGACGCCGTAGCAGCTGGTGACAACACCCTTACCTACAACAGCTCAACTGGTGTCTTCACCGCTAACACCTCGACCTTGGCCCTCAAGAGCTACGTTGACTCTCAGGTGCAGGCATCTGCACAGGGTCTTGACGTCAAGCAGTCAGTTCGTGCAGCTACCACAGCAAACATCACCCTATCGGGAACTCAGACAATTGATGGCGTATCGCTATCAGCTGGTGACCGCGTACTGGTAAAGAACCAGACTGATGGCACCGAGAACGGTATCTACGATGTAGTTGATGGTGGTTCATGGACCCGCTCAGCTGACGCTGACTCGGACTCCGAGGTAACTGCAGGTCTGTTCACCTTCGTAACAGAAGGTACCTCTCAGGGCGACACTGGATGGGTTGTTTCCACCAACGATGACATCACCGTTGGAAGCACGTCAATTGCCTTCACTCAGTTCTCTGGTGCAGGTGTTATCTCCGCTGGTGACGGTATTGTTCAGAACGGTACAGTCTTTGACATCGTTGGAACCTCAGACCGCATTACTGTAAACGCTGACTCCATCGACATTGCTGCTACCTACGTTGGTCAGACCTCGATTACCACAGTTGGAACTCTAACCTCTGGTACATGGACCGCAAACACCATCGGTGTTCAGTACGGTGGTACTGGAGTTACCTCACTTGCTTCTGGCGAGTACGTATTGGGTAACGGAACTGGCGGCCTAACCACCAGCGCAACCGTTCCAGTTGCTGACCTTGATGGCACTCTCGCTATCAGCCAAGGTGGTACTGGTGCAACAACCGCCGCTGGAGCTCGCTCCAACCTCGGTGCAACCACCAAGTACGCTGCAAGCAACGCAGAAATCACCCCTTCGAGCGGTACCGCGACTTGGACCGTTACTCACAACCTCGACAGCTCTGACACGGTCGTTTCAATCCGTGACCTATCAGATGACTC